CAGCACCATTCTGTCCCACGATCAACGTCGTGTTTGTAGAATCTAGAGAGATTGTTATAGGATTGTTTCCAGTGGCAAGGAAGTTTTTATAAGTTACACTCTTAAATAAAATCATGCGAATCAAATTTTGGTGGGATTACAAAGTCGTCTGGTGTTATTATAACGTAATTATACCCGAATTTCTCACAAGCCGCAACTACCTGTTCACCTTCGATTTCGGTTGCTTCAACAGAAGGGAAACCATCAGCTTCTAGGAGACCGATGTATCTTTCTGCATCGTCAGATTGTTCAAATAATTGAAGAACCTTATCTCCCTCTTTTGTGATTACTGCATATGCACCCTCGGAGTCAGCATCCGTCATCGTTAGAATGAACATTATTGTACCTCGCAGGCTTCGACATAAATTGATTTAATAATACTTTTAATACTATTTCTATCTAAATTTATATTCTCAGTTTCATCTATATATCTGTTTAGTGTGGTGAGGGTATCTTCACCTTCAAAAGTTTCTTCACTGTCACCTAGATCTAGATTATCAGTTTCAATAACTTTGATATCATGAACTCCAATGTCATAAAGCTTTTCTAAAACTTTTTCAAACATGACATTATCTGTTCTTTCCTCTACAAATATTTTGATATATGTATCTTGGTATTCAGATGGATCAAATTTATTGTAGTCATTTGTTTTATCATTATAGTAAATTTTCTTAAAAATACTATAAGGATTTTTAATAAATCCTAATTTTTTAGTTTTAGGATCTAATAGATGAAATCCTCTTTCTGCCTTATAATCATTCCAGAACATTTCGTATGGATTTCCAAGATACTTAATGTTTCCACGTTCTGATTTGTGGTGGAAGTGTCCAGACAATACTTTATCAAATTTACTAAATGCATCTGCTTTAATACCACCTTCAAATACATGACCAGGGATTGCCTGGAATCCAGAGATTTCAAGGTGACCCATAACTATAGTTGAGTCAGTATTCTTTAGATGTTCAAAAGATGATTCGTGATTCTCAGAATTAATCCAAGGAAGCATTGTGATCTTTAAACCATCAACTACAATATCTTCTACTTCACTATAGATGTGAATATTATCATACTGTTCCAGAAGTAAATCAGGAGTATTGATTGTATTAGTATTCTTATAATATGCGGTGTGATTGCCCACAATCATGTGAACAGTGATACCCATACTAGCAAGTTTATCGTAATAATTTTTCTTGATACGATACCATGCACCAAGGTCAATACCTTTCCGGTTGTCGAAGGTATCCCCTAGATCAATAATAGTTTTTATCTTGTATTTTTCCAATGATGGAAAGAATACGTTTTCGTAAAATTTAATAAAATAGTCCCAGAAGATCTGGGAACTTTTACGACCATCTAGATGCTGGTCTGTAATCAGAGCAATTGTCATCGATTAACTTTAATTTCAAGGGACTCTTTAATACTGTTCATAGTAGATGAGTCATATCCCATCACCGAACTATCTGCAGAAAATACTTCATCAAAACCAGACTTCTCTAAGATTCTAGTTTTAATATCTAACTGTTTCTTTTCTCTCTGAATCCTACGTAGGAAAGCAAAGTAAATTATCTGAGTAAAATAAGCAAAAGGGTTTGAAGATTTTTGTGGATCAAAGTTATCAATGTACTGAAGACAGTTTTCGATACCATCACAAATCATATCATCTTTGAACATATAGTTCACAAAGTTAGGACGATAAGATAAGTGAGTTGCAATTTTTAAAAAACATTCACCAATGTATTCTGGAACTCTTGGTTTTGGTTCACCGAGTTCTTTTGATTTGAGAACTTTATTTCGATAGACAGTAATCGCCTCTAGAAATTCTTTGTTATTTACATAGTGTTCTTTTTTCTTCATGGTACATATTTAAGCTATTAGCTTTTGTAATTGTTAGTACTATACCACATTATCAAAGACTTGACAAGTGGCTGAAATCTCTGTATAATAACTCTGCTAAGGTTCAGGGAACAGATTAGCTATCTTTAAAGATCTTTTCTAAGCTATTTCTTGCATCATCTACTTTTGTTTTAAATCCCATCTCTTCATCTAAAGGTAGTTGACTTGTATTATCCTCTTGATGTAGATATTTACGAAGTGTTCGATTATATATTTTTGTTATTCTTTCATCTGCTTCATAGACAGTAATAGTCTTTTCTTTTTCAATAAAAATAATTTCTTCAGCAGAAAACTTTATCCATGGTCGTAGATCAACTTTAACCATTTCTCCTGCTGGTGTTTCTATAATTGTTTCATCAATGCTAAAGGGAGTTTCTACTACAAATCCATTCTCTTCCTCACACACCAATACACTACCAATTACTTCTTCACCACTAACTAACTTTATCATCCCGATAAACTCTGAATACATCATTCTTCCTTTCTCCTAAAATTGATTGGAATAATCTCATAATTAAAACTTTCTTGGGAATAAGTTTTTACTCTCTCTACCATGTGATTTAGAGTGTAATTTCTTCTTTCTCCTTTTGTAAAATCATCTGCAATATCATATAGTGTTGCTATTTCTTTTTGGTTACCTTTACGTAGAGCTCTTCCAATAGACTGCAAGTTCCTAATCCTTGATTTACTTGGACTAGCAAATATAATATTGTGTAATCTTTTAATGTTAATACCTGTGGAAAATGTTCCGTAAGAAGCAATGATTATGGCATCATTCTGAAGTTCAGTGATCTGTCTTACTTTTTCTCGGTCTTCGGTATCAACTCCTCCGTGAACAAAGAATACTTTTCTATGTTCCGATACACTGCTATTTATCATATCGTAAAGTACCTGACCGTGCTTCTCTACGTATGCAAATAGGATAAGTGTATTGCCTGACTGGTTTAATGCTAATCTTTCTATAAATTTGTTTCTCCGTTCCAGAGTACAAATATGATCCATCTCATCCTGATATGAATCAAACAACAACTCTTGATGTTGTAATAGAAGAATATTAATCTTGAGAGCAGATAGGTGTCCCTTATCAATCAGTTGTTTTGTTTTTACAACTTTATTGACTGGTCCAAATAATCCCTCAAGGACTAACTGGTTTGTACTAGAACCATCGAGTGTTCCTGTAAATCCAATTCGGTGTTTACAATTATGTAACTTAGTCATGATATTAATCAAAGACTTTGCTTTAAATAAATGTGCTTCGTCTCCAATTACACAATCAAAAGTTTCAAAGTAACTCTTCGGCATCTTGTAGATAGATTGCCAAGTGGTTACGGTAACTTGTTTTGATGTATGTTTATCTTTACCAGCATATATTTTGTGACAGTTATCTGCAGATGACCAACCATAGGTATCAAAGTCACCACACATCTGCTCTACAAGAGATGTAGTTGGTACAACAATTAATACGTTGTCTCCTCTGTTGGTAAAAAATCTGGTAATAGAATAAATCATCAAAGATTTACCAGATGCCGTAGGAGATAATAATAATCTTCGGTTATATTTTAATGCTTGATAGATTGCATAATATTGATAGTCTCTTACCTTGAATGGAATATGTAAACTCTTTACAAAATCTACAACACCACTCTCAGAAACTAAATCATTTGATTCTTGTGGCAATCCATAATATTCATTATCTTTATCTTCGTAACTATATCCTCTAGAGTCTAACCATTCAGTTAAGTAACTATACAAACCACAATATATTTTACCGTCTCCAGGACTAAAAAGCTTTATAGTTCCATCCCACAACCTTTTCTTGTATTGGGGCATAAACTTTGCGTTTGGAACCTCAAAAGTAAAATACTCCGAAAGTTCATATTTAATATGCGGTTCACACTCAACAGTTAAATATACTTCGTTCTTCTTCTGAATAGTAACATCAGTCATCAAATACTACCTTGCATAAATTTTTGCCAATCAATACTATTCTTGATTTGGAAACCTCTGTTGTTTAAACAATGAAGAACCTTGTCAAGAAAAAACATAATCTCTTCATAATAATTTATACGAGTTTGTAGAAGCTGTAATTCAGGATCGGAATCCATATACAGTCCTAGATCTTGTTTTAGTATTTTTAGATCAAAAGGTTTTTCTTGGTACACACTTGGTTCTGCTTTACCTGTGTAATACTCAAACTTATCTCTGAGTAGAGATTTATATTCATATTCTTTTTTTATTTTCAACAACCTTACATCAGACAAGTAGTTTAGATACTTGCTGTGTAGTTGTGGAATTTTGATTGATTCTTCGTCTAATAGATCTTGTTCAATTTTTGAGTCTTCAGCCCATTGGGATTTAATATCGTCAAGTGTGATCATAGTGGAGTATCAAATGATGAAATCCAGTCTTCGGAAGGATTTTCTACAACTACAATAGAAATGTTTCTGGGTTGTAATCTAAGCAATAGTTTGTTGATAGATGCTCTAATTGTACCAGTAGTCATACTACCAGAGTTATCAACAAAGATTGCAATTTTTCCGCCGTCTGGTACACTATCTAGGCCACAAATTGTGTAGTAGTCTGAAGCATATTGTTCAAGATTATTGTCTCTAGCAACTGTAATAGGACCAAATGTTTTATTATCTTGTCTCGATCCAACAAAAGATGTATCTGTAACTGTAATAGTGGGAGATGTAATTACTGTATCTCCAGAAGTGTTTCTAAATTTGAGATTCATTGTTTCAACACCTTCAGTCCTTGCATCCCTAACTATGGTTGCAGTTACTGTTGCCGTGTTGTTGTTTATTATTATAGAAGAAGATGACAAACTAATATCTAAATTATTTCCCGTTGAAGGTAATACACTTAAAACAGTGCCATCCCCAACTCCAGTAGTTGTTATCGTAAATGTGGTGGATGTAGTAGAACCTAATATAGATTCATCTATATTGAATGGTTGATCGGGCGTTACAGCAATAGTAAATGGTGTGTCTGTAATTGAAACTGTAGATGTAGTTGCTACAGTAGTACCACCAGTTTTTATGTCAAGATAAAAATTTTCACCAGTATCTACTTTTAAATCTTGTAATGCTTTTATTGTTATAGAGGCAGTATTATTATTGATTGTAAAACTACCAGTTGATGGGGAAAGATCAATATTGTTCAAACTTGCTGCATAATTTAATACCGTTCCATTTGGAATTCCAGTAGTGTTAATAGTAAAAGTTACTTCATTATTTTCACTAATTGTTGTTGCGGATGTAGTAAAAGTATATGATGTAGTGTTTTGAATAGTTGCTTCGCTACTAGTTGCAAGAACATTATTAGCATATTTTACATCTACAGTAAATGTTTCATCACTTTCTACAAAAACGTCTTCTGCAGCTGCAACCGTAAATGATGCAGTGTTGTTGTTTATGGTTATATTTCCAGATGCTGGAACAACGTCAGATGTATTTGATGATTGAAAAGTTAGAACTGTGCCATCATCCAATCCAGATGTAGTAACAGTATATGTAATAGAAGATCCTTCAGCAATTGATGTTGCAGATTCTGCAATTGAACAAGTTACAACTTTATCAACTAATTGAATAATATCACTAGATGCAACTATAGGACCATTATTAGATTCTCTTAATTTTAAACTAAAATAATCGCTCTCGAAATTTGATGTATCAAATTGTGATGTAGTTGTTATAGTTGCCGAATTGTTTATGACTGCGACAGAACCACCAATACTAACAAAATCATCAGCGTCAATTGATCCTTCTAAAGACCAGTACAGCGGACCATTACCGTTTGTTCCAAAGTTAGTAGTAGTTATATTAAAGGTAATAGAATCGCCTTCTGTTATAAAATTTTGATGAAATAAATTTTCTACATTTGCGTTGTGTGTTATTGTGTATGTTGCCGCATCTTCTACAGAAAGTAATAATCCACCAAAAGCTTTTACTGTTACATTTTTAGCTCCAATATTGATAGTCTCATTTAAAGATAAAGTATTATAACCGCCATTATTAAGAACTAATCTTGAATCCCCACTAGAACTAGCAAAATATAAAGTAGCATAATTATCAGTATTATCAGTTTTTAATTTTACATAATCAGTCTCAGCTCCAGGTAGATATAATAGTTCACCATTTGAAAGTGAACTAATATCTAATTCTTCATCACCCAATTTTCCACCAAATAATCCAACTTTTACTGTTTGAGTGCCTATAGTTAAAGTATCACTAGTAGTTACAAAAACATTTTGTATGTCAGATAAATTTATTTGTTGTAGTGGACTTGTAAATTTTTTCCTATGTTCTTTTAAATATAATTTAAAATAATTTTTATTTGTAGAGGTAATTGCTGGCATAGTATTATTCTCCTATTAAAAATATCTACCAGTTATAGCAACCAGTGGAATGAGAGCAAACAAATCTACACTTCCGAATGGAGATGAACTTATTGGATAATTAGGACCCCATACATTTTCTGCACCTGGTCCATCAAATGATTCAACAGCAACTTTAACTGGCGTCATAGGTCTCTCAGAAAATAATAAATTTGGAACTGTAACTTCAATCTTCCTAGTATTGTCCCACCAGTCTTTTTTGGATGAATATTGGATACCATCTGCATCTACGTTATAATTTCCGTCATCAAAATCATCCCAACATTGCGCTATAAAACCTTTTTGTCCACTATTAACACCACCAACAATTAAACATATACGTCCAGCTATAGGACCCCACATTGCATATGGTCCTAAAAAATTTGTATTATTAGTTATCTGTTGTTGGAAACTAGTAAACGGAGATGGGTATTTATCATTTGTTCCGACATTCCAAGAGCTTGGACTAGAACCTATTACCATTACTCTTGGTGTATAATATGGAAATCCTAACAATGGCAATGGTTGAGCTTGACCCACTGGAACAACATTATTTGCACCATTAAGACATTCAGCTTGTTGACTAATATTAGAACATGATCCACCTGCAGTTGCATCCGCTTCTAGATATCCTTTAGAAACAGCATCTCTGTATAATTCTGGGTTGTGTTTACATATTTCTGACGCTGGAAATCTTAATTCTATAAACAAATTTCGCATAAAAGAAATCTGTCTATCACCTTGTTTCCATACCGTAAATGGAGCTCCATAGGTTGATATATCTGTCCCATCAGAAAATTTACCAGTACTTGGATTAAATCCCTGATCAACCATAATTTGTCTAAT